GGATAAGTACCATATCCACTTGATTTATGTGGTCCTTTTGGTTCTTTTGGTTCACCTAAACCAGGAGCATCCATTGTATATCCTAAATCTAAATCACCAAATTGACCTTTTTCAGTATAATAAATTGGATTTTTAGCTAAATTTTTAAGTACAATATCTCTTAATTGACCTGCTGTTTTATCTTTATTTTTAGGGTCTTTCATTTCTGCATAATAACCCATCATTACTTGACCAAAGATAACATTATCAATATTTTTGTCATCTTTATTATCATACATGTGACTTAAATCTTCTTCTACTTGTTTAGAAACTTTTTTAAGTTCAGCTTTTTCATCTTCAAAATAATCTTTTTTTCTTTCTTCTGTTAAGAATTTTTCAAAAGCTAATTCATAAGATTCTTTTTTAGTAGAAGGAATTTGATTAATTGATCCTATTTCTACTATGTTTTCTTTAATGATTTGTTTACTTTTAAGTATATTAGATGCTTCTTTAAATGTAGCAGCATTTCTAACCATATTAGGAAAAAGACGTTTAGCCTCTTTAACAAATACATCTTTATGTCCTTTTCCTTCTTTTATTAAAAGGTATTGTTCCTGTAGTGTTTTTTTCATTTTACTTCTCTTAACAGTTTATCTATATCTTTGAGATAACTTAATATCATCTCAGTTGATTTTAAAATATCATATGAACCAGGGTTTTCAGAATAATATTCTGCTGTTTCATTTTTAGCATTAGAAACTAAAGGATATAAATCATTTAAACGTTTTTCAATGTCATCAAACGCAGCAACACGTTCTTTTTGAAAATTATTTAATTCATTTAATTTTTCAGTTTCGAATAATTTTTTAATATCATAAGATTTAGGCTTAATTTTAGGTACAGGCTTAAATCCTAATTTATAATAATAAATATCGGCAGCCCCTTTAGCTGTCTTTTTTTTACGAAAAGCAAATGGAGTAGCATATTGGGCTCCTTCACCAGGTGAAAAAGAAGCACCACCTTGTGAGGTGGCAGACATTTCTTTTAATTTAGACTTAATTAACTCTCTAAGTTTATCCATTTGTTTTTTCTAATTCATCGATTAAATCATAATATTGCATTAAATCGATTAAGTTACTATCTTTTACTTTCTTTTGTTTTGGTAATGGTTTAAGTAATGAAATAACTTCATCAATTTTTATTTTAGTAACCTTATTATTAGTTTTTTTATTTAATTTACTTAAATGTTGTTTTATCTCATTTACTTTAGATAAATACAATTCTGTTAATTTTGTTGTATTGTCAACTGAGTTTATATACTCTTTTAGAATAATTTTTTGGTTATTGTTTAATTCATCATATTTTGAATTAAATTTTTCCATTAGTATTTTATAGGTAAGAAAACGAACATCATTATCTGATTTTTCTATTTCTTTTATTACTTCATCTTTTACTTGGTCTTTTTGAATAGGGGCTACAGTTAAATGCTCCAATATAGTCACTTTATTAGAAATAATCTGATCAGGGGATAATGATTTTGAAGAATGGGTTATTTCTAAAAGGGTATAAAAAGCAGCATGAATTTTATAATTAGGTAATTTATGATTAAAAAATTTATGCAAATCATAATGTTCTTTAATTTCACTAATTAAATTATATTTTTGTTTTTTAAGTAATCTTCTATTTAAAATTTTAGAAGAATCAACTAAAACATCAATAGTCATGTTAGCTTTAGCTTCTGTTAAAGATGTTTTTTTAAGGAGAGTTTCATATAATTTATATTCTTTCCCTAATTCAGTTTTAACAAAATATTTTTTCAACAGTGTTTTAACAGGTGAATCTTTTCCATCTAACGTATCTGAAGTTATTTGTCTAATTAAAAGTTCAAAAAGCACACCCGTGTTTTTATACTTTGAATGTTTTATTGTCATTGTATAAAATTTTGTTTATTTATAAATATATAAAAAAATATTATTCTCGTATTTGTGATTCATCTAATAAAGAATTACCTTTAATTTCCTTTTCAAAAATTAACTGTTTTCTGTTAAGTTTTATATTTTTGAACATATTTTCATTCTTTTTATACATTGATTTAGCTTCTAAAGCTAATGGAGAACCGCCTTTATATGAAGGTTTTACTGAGTCTGATTCATCATTATCTTTTTTCATTCCTAAATTACCTATTCTGTCTTTCCCAAAAGCATTATCTTGAGTATTTTTATCTGTTGGGTTTTCAGTTGGTCTTCCTCTATCATCATCTTCTAAATCATCAGCATATCCTTGAGGAATAGAACCATCTTTATATCTATTAAGACCATACATTGAAGCTAAATCATGAGGGGTACCATAAGATTTACCAGTTTCTAAAGGATCGTTACCTTCATTTTCAATTTGATTAAGTCTAAATCTACGTTTAGCATCTTGAGAAATTAGATCTCTATATTCATTATAATTATCTTCACTAAAATGGAATACATTTTCATAAATCCAATCTGTTGGGATAATTTTACTGTCAACCATAGATTGAGCCAATGCCATTTTTTCTGTCATTAATGCTACTCTTTCTTGGTCATATATAATAGATGGAGTTGTTAATGATAAATCAAAATTTGTTAAATTTTCATCAGTATAACCTTGAGTATATAAATGAACTAATGCAATTTTTGTTAATTCTGAAACTATTATTCTTTGTATTCTTTCAATAGTACGAGCAAATCTAATATCTTCAGCTGCTAAAGTAGCTTTACCTGTTAAATCTTTTTCATAACCCATAAAAGCTTTAGGTACTTTAAGAGCAGCAAATAATTTATCTCTTAAATATTCTACATCTTGAATACCATCATATTGCAAACCTCCTAAATTATCTATTTTAGTTGCCTGATCATTACCCCTTACAGGGATATAAAAATCCTCTAAAAGGTTTTGCATATTATATTTTAAATTATAATCTCCGGTTTCTTGATCAATATACGGAGTACGTTTCATTTTTGATATTGTTTTTTGCATAAAGTTTTCTACTTCAGCAGGAGCAATATTTCCAACATTAATATAAAAAATACGTTTTTCAGGTGCCCTAACAATTCTATGAATTAACATAGCATCTTCCATCATTGTATATTGTTTAAACAATTTACGACCTGGTTCTAAGTAGGATCTACCATAAGGTAAATAATTCATATCTGTTAATAGTCTAAAATGAGCCATCTCGTAATTATCTATATAAATGGCATTAGCTTGATTACCAGAATTTGGAACTTGATAATAACCATAAGTTCCAGTCATTTCAACTCCGTTTGGGTCAAATCTATATCTAATAGAAGCAGGATTATCTGAATCATATCCATCTTGTCTCTCAATATGAAAAGCAGTATATGGGATTACATTATATACTCCTATTTTTTCAGCGATTTCTAATTTTAAAAAGAAATCTCCATATTTTAACATATTTCTAATCCATGGCCATAAATTAAACTCTATATTTAAAACATCGTAAAATAAATTATATAAAATTTGTTGAACATCTTCATCAGAACTTCTAATTTGAAGTACTTCTCCACTTTCATTTTTTAAAGTACATTCATCTGAAATAATATCTAATGCAGAAGCAACGATTGCATCAGTATCCATTGCATCATAATCACTATATAATTGAGGGCGTAATGTTTGGTAATTCATGGTACTTTGATACCCATAAATTGATGTTCCTGAGTTGGTCCATACTCTATTGAATCTGTCTATTAAGGAATTTGTTTCAAGTTCTCCTGTTTGTTGGATTTTATTAACATCCATTACTCGAAGATTCCCTCCCTCATTACGAATGATTACATCAGTTGAAAATAATCTTTTTAATCTTGTAAATAAACTTTTATCTGCCATGTTTTATATTTTATAATAGCCAAGAAATATCTTCTTCACCATTAGAGTAAGGATTGTTAATTTTATATGGGTTTATATCATCTTTAGTTGAATAACCACCTGCATAAGGTGAATTTTTAGATGATATATTATTTAATAAATTTTTAGTCATGTCCATATTTTGTTGTCTAAACTTAAAAGCTGTATCTCTTAAATAACACCCAATAGAAAATGATAATATTAAATCATCATTATATCCTGATTGGGCTTCAGCTCTACCGTTTCTCCATATAAATACCTTCATTTCCTCTAGAAGTCTAACAGATCTAAATGTTACTCCACGATCTGCAATAGCTTCTTGAAATTTACCAATAGATATTGGTCTTGTATTAGAAGACATTGTAAACCCAGGGGTCATTTTACTAGTATCCATATAAGGATCAAAATACGAATCTACACTCATATTTCCACTCTTAGGTGAAAAGTAAAGTTTTTGGTAACCTCTATCTAAAATTGTTTGGATAGTAGACCATCCTATACTTGAATTTTCAGGTGCTAAAAGTGCATTATTATATTCAGTAGCTATAGAAACTAATAAATGTCCAAAATCTTTTGTACTAATTTGTCCTTTATATTCACCTACTTGTGTAAAACTTTCAACATCAAATATATGAAATGCTGAGTAATCTTTACCATCACCTCTAGCTATATCTGCTGTTATTAAATAATCTCTTGAATAATCAGCTGGTTCCCAAATCCATAAATTTTGGTCTACTCCACGTTTTTCAAGTGGTTCTTTTACATGAGTTGTTTCAAAAAAATCTATATGTTCAGGTAAAAACACAGTATCACCAGAAGTAGAAAAATCACAATCACATTCTTGTGCTGCCATTTTAGATCCTAAATCTGCATCTTGTTGTTTTCTCCAATCTTCATCTCTTTCTGGGTGTACATGCCAAGGTAATTTTATTGGTAAAAAACTATTTTCTGACATTTCTGCATCAACCCATGTTTGGTGAAACCAATTACCAGTACCATAAGGTGTAGATAATGCTATACAACCTCCACCAGTTGCTAATGTTTGTTGAGCAGAAGCCCAAATCTCACCTATATTATTAATAAAGGCAGCCTCATCAATTATTAAAAGAGAAACTGCTTCTGATCTACCTGCATCACTTGATGCTGAAGTAGCTTTGATTTGGGATCCATTATTTAAACGGAGGGTTAATTTATTATCTTCTGCTGGTTTATTTTGTTCTTTAAGCCAAGAAGGTAAATTTTCATACATAAATTTTACCTTAGTAACCATATTTTTAGCAGTTTCTTGTTTTGTTGCTATACAAAGTATATTTTTATCTTGATGGAATAACATAGTCCATAAAGAATAACCAGCACATAAAGTAGAAATACCTAACTGTCTAGATTTTAATACAATTGAATATGGATTTTCTTGAAATAAAGTTAAAACTCTATCTTGAAATGGAAATAAATTAAATAATATTCTACCTCTTTTTGGATGTTGGATATTACAGTATTTCTTCATAAAGTATGAAGGTGATGCTGCACACTTTACGTATTCTTCTCTAATTACTTTTTTTATTTCGTTATTCATTTATTTAACAAATGCTAATGTAATAACAGAGACTAATACTCCTAAAAACCCTGCTCCAAGAATAGTAGTTGTTTTACGTAAATTTTTATTTTGTTTTTTAAGATTTTCTACATCTTTTTCTAAACCATTAACCATAATATTATGTTGTTCTCTAATTTTATTATAGTTATTTATTTGAGATAAACAATTAGCATCTTTGTCTTTATAGACATTAATAATACTATCTTGTTGGGTAATTTTAAAAGTTAATTGATTTACAAGTATATTAGTTTGTTCTAATTCAGCAAGGGCTGAGTCTCCTCTTACTAAATCTATTGCTACCTGTTTTGCAACACTGTATTCAAGACATAATTTACTAGTATCTTCTTGTGAAAAACTTATCGAGTTCAGAAGGAGTGTAATTAGTAATATCTTTAATTTGTTTACCATAATATATGCGTATGTTTGCTATTTCTTGTCTAGTACTATCCATTTGAAAATTTAGAGAGTCAACTTTAGTTTGGTATGTAATTAAAGTGGTATTTAATTTAATTTGTTCTTTTTGTAAATTTGTAATTACATAACTTAAACTATCTATCTTCTTTTTTTCTTGAATATAATCAGAAGTTTCAACTGTTTTTGTGTTAAATAAAGCAAGATATATTAAAACCGAAAATGCAACACTAAATAGTATTACATGCCATAACTTTAATTGTATTACCTTATTTTTCAAATTATTTTAATTCTTTTTTAAATTTAGCAAGTTCTTCATTATATTTTTTAGCATCTAAGATTTTATTATCATCTCTTACAACACCTTCCTCTTTCATCTTATCCAAAAATAATTCAACTTGTTGTCTCATATCATCTGTAGATTTTTCAGCTTGTGCCATTCTTTCTGCTTTATCTCCTAAATCTTTAGCTGTTGAATCAGGTTCTGATGGTTCTTCATCAGATAATTCTTCTCCTAAATATCTATCTACTGCTCTTGCAGTTTGGGGAGATTGAAGTTTATCTGAAAATCTTTTTTCTCCTGAAATATATTTATCAATTATTTCACTGTCAATATTTGATTTTGGTTTATTAGATAAATCTTTTAAAATTTTTAATATTTTAGGGTCATCTAAAGTATCACGTTGTTTTCCTATAGCATCATCTATTTTTTTAAGAGCATCTCTAACAGCTTGAGGAATTTCTTCATTCTTTCTTGCTTTTTTACTTACTATGTAACTTGTTATCTTTTTTTTATCTGCTTCAGGAAAATTCTCTTTTATTTTATCTATAGCATTATTTATAGCTTTTGCTAAACCTCCTATTTCTGTTGTTTTTGATTCTTTATCGTAAGATATATCTTCAGGTTTTTCTAAACCTATAACAGGGATTTCATTTATAGCAGTATCAATTTCTTCGCGAATAATCTCAAGTAAACGAGTCTTTTTCATTATATAAAATTTATTTATAAATATTAATGAAATATCGTCTGTTTAATTTTCTTAATTCTTTCCTCAGTAGAACCAGACAATTCTGCATAAAAATTTTTATTTTTTATATACTTATCAATTATTTTTTTTATTGAATTATCAATTTCTTTTCTATATTCTTGATCTACTACTCTAATACCATTATCTTCTAATTCAACACCTTCAGGAGAAACATAAAATATATAATCATATTCTTTAATTAAATGACTAGCTAATTTTTCAAATTGATGACTCATAAACATAGGAATAGATTTAGCTGATTTTGTAAATGCTATAACATCAATAATAGTTCTGTCAGTTATAACATCTTCTTGTAATAATTCAGAAGAACGTTCAGCTAAAAATATAAGTTGACCTTTAATTGTAGAATCAGTATTTAATGGAATGCCTAAATCTCTTAAATATTCACTCCTTTCAGTAGCAAATTTATAATCTTTAAATTCTGGTAATTCTTTTAATGCTTTAACTAGTGTTGTTTTTCCAACACTCATTGTACCTGTAAATCCTATTTTCATAACCTAAATATAATATAAATTTTTAATTAAAACAAATCACTTTCGTGAAAATCTGGGAATTTTATTTTTTCTTCTTTTTGATTTTTTATTAAATCTTCTGCAACATATGTTCCTTGAGCACCTGACACTGTAATTCCTCTAGCTGATAATGCATCTCCTACAAAATGTACATTAGAATAATCATTCAATGCTAAATTAGTATAATCAACTAATGGTTCAGGGCTTAAATATTTTACTTCAGGCATGTAAATACCCCAATCATTACCTAATGTTGGGATTACCCT